TTAAGTCCACCTACGGCTAGTACAAAGATTTTACCATTTAATTCTTTAGTAACTACATATCCAGTTTCGTCTGATCCCCTACCACTAGGATCAATGTGCATAGCAGACCCAGTATAATCGTAATAGTCATTAGATACCTCAAAAGGATGATAAAAGTAGTCACCTGTAAGTCCTACTGCCGGTAAATCCATGAGTTCACCTTTACCATACAGGATTCTTCCCGGTGCTTTCTCTGTTTCTAAGGGAATAACAAGTAGATCATGGAGTTTAAGTGGGTATCTTTGATCATCTTCTCCACTGGTGTCCAACATAAACTGTAAGGCAAACCCTGATTTACCATAGGAAGCCTCTCGTTCTGCCAAATCAAGAGAATCAAACCTAAGAGGGTCTGTGGGTTCTCCTACTGACTTACCCATATCGAGAATAAATGGGGCTAGTCTATGTCCATAAAATTCTTTTAGCTTGTTAGAAGGCATCTGAGAAGGCCATATTCTACATTCATAGCCTCTATCTTGAAGTCCTGCATATAAGCTTTCTTCTACCTGAGGTGTACCCAAGTAAACTATACGGCCTACTTTGGGCATAACTACAGCATCAAATTCCTTTACGACTTCTCCCAACTTATCCCTCATTACTTGGGTCAAAGCATTAGATAATACTTCAACGTCATCCGCAATAATGAAGTGTGCTCTTGATCCTACGATCTGACCAGTGATACCAACAGACTTAACACTAGGAGCATGGGCAGCCCTAGAAGGAGCAACATCAAAAGCCACATTAGAATTTCGTTGGTCTTCTCTCGCTTTGAGATGTTGGAGGATCGGCATTTCATTAATGATTCTTTTAGTAAACGTAGAAAAGTCATCTGCCCTCTGTTTGGATGCGGAGACCACCAAGAACTTTAACTGGGGGTCAACCAAGAGTTTCCATACTACAAATGCTGAGGTAATCCAAGACTTACCTACTCCTCTAAAAGCTTGTATGATCAGTCTCTTTGGCCCGGATTGTAGGTACTCACCTATGTCATACTGTATAGGAGTTGGATTAGGTAATGCTAAATGCTTCCATGCAAGATACAAGAAGTTCCTAAAGTCACTTTTAATTAGGTCTAATTGATTCTTCAAATGGTAGTTCCTCTACAAGTGCTTTTATATCTTCATTATTAGTGCCAAGACACTCAATATTATTATCTCTAAGAAACTGTCGCACCACATTAAGGTGTGCCGGAGTGGCTTCTCCTGACTTAATAGTTTCAGCCAATGTTCTAGCCAATAACCCATGTAACTCTCCCATATCTTTAACTGTGCCGTTACTCATTTCTTCCTCCACTCATTATGCGTTTTTTCTATTAGGATTACGAAATATAGATGTTTTTTCAGTAAGTTCTGCTAATATAGGAAACTCTTGATCTGGATGTAATCTAATAGCTCTTGCTAATAGTTCTTCTTCTGTCTCAACTATATTTTCATCTGGAATACAACAATCTACAGGACACACTTCTTGACACGCTTCTTCACCATGAAATCCTACACATTCAGTACATAGTGTGGGATCAATATAGTAATAATCTAAGTCCTCTCCTGATCCATCGTCTATTGCCTCATTAGGACATTCAGGTTCACAGACCGCACAATTGATACATTCATCAGTTATTATTGTTGCCATTCCTAATTATTTACCTCTCTATCTAATAATTCTTGTGGTAATGTTAGACATCCACATTTTCTACACATTAGAACTTCATTTGGTACATCTAATTTATACTCAACATCTATTGGAGAATCCATAAAATTGATATAATTATGAATCCCTAATTCACATCTACGTTCTTGAAATGATAAATCAAATATACTTTTACTCACCACATACTTCTTTATATATATCGTTATTCCTAGCTACCTTAGCTAAATCTGTAGTTAACTCAGGGTGTTCCTTAAGTATATCTTTGGATTCCTTACTAAATTTTACTTCTTCATACCAAGCACACTCCTTTGAGTAATATGTATCAGCATTATAAAGTCCTAACCCAAAGTTAACTACAGGTGCTATTAGTTCAGTTGCGGTGCTACAGCCCATTAAGAACATCAGGCATAGAAGTACGCTCCCTAACTTTAGCTTTAGCTCTGTCAATTTCTTCCTCCACATCTTGTTTAGCTGCCATACCATTAGGGTGATTAATGTTATTAAACACATTACCTGCAAGCCAGTTGAAGATAGGCCATACAGTGCTTAACATAGGTACTCTTTGTACCCACCTATCAGGTAACGCCCCAGTTACAGCTGTGAAGATAAGAACAATCTCACCTGCTATTTGAAACCATTGTTGACCCATAAACATATCAAACATTTCGTGCATTTTGTTTCCTTTAGCAATTTCTATCCATTAAATGTGCGTTAGTAATAAGAGACAATGGTATATATCCACATCCCTTGTACTTCCCTTTTTCAATCATGTCTTTATTATAACCAATAACGGCATGATCATTTGACACTCCCATGAGAAAACCACAGGATTCATATAAAGCTTTTTTAGCATCTAAAGTATCTATAGTGACTTCATCACTATCATCATAAGGATCAAACCACTCAATAATAATAAGTCTATGTAGATTTTCTTTATTAGTTAATAGTTCTGTTACTAGTTGATTACGAGTCTTTTTCATTTTGTTAGTCCTAACCAAGTCACTACAGTTCCAATAATTGATACCATTAAAAGCCAAAGTCTATTAGAAGTAACTTGGGCTGTCTTCATAGCTTTAACTTCTGATACTATCCCATTTACTTTAGATTTACCTCGTAAGATAAGTTCGTGTTCATCTACTTCTTCTTGAGTTCTGCCTAGATCACTTCTAATTAGGAGGACATCTGTGTGCATCTCATTAAGTTTATTCAGAATATCTTGCTTTTGATCAGGCACAGTGTACTCCTTAGAAAAGTTGAAATGCTTTTAATATTGTAAACATGATGATTGCTAGTATAATAAATGCTCTGATCATTGTTCCTCAGTTTCTAAACTTTTTTTAAGTTGCGTTAAAAATGATTCTCTGCCAAAGCGTAATTGTTCAAGATTAAATTCACTAGATTCCATCTTCCTATCCAAATCAACAATATGATTTAACATTCTTTTTTGCTCATCATTGAAACTTTCAATATCATACTCTTTGTCATCAATCATTATGGGTGTCTTTTTATTTTCTCCCATTGTGATTTCTCCTAAGTTAAATTGTTATGCCTCTATAGCGTCTTTAAATGGTTGTAAATCTTCTGTAGTCCAAAAATCTTTAGCAACCATAATTTCTAAATGTTCTTTGTTTCGTTGTAAAGCATCAATTGACTCACCATCGGTGTCACCAGATGCTACAATTTCATTAATCAGATTTACAGAGTCCATAGCAGAACTATAATGTTGCGCTATTTCTTCTACTGTAATTTCTTCTTCCATTATTTTGTCTCCAATTCTTCTATGCGTTTTAGTAATTGAGCATTTTGCTCGGTTAGTTGTTGTACTGCTTTGACCAACGGTGTGATTAAATGTGCTGGTGCAAACTCTAATTTGTCTGGATTAGTTTTTGTCACCATCCCTGAGTCTTCTAAACATTTTTCCCCTACAGTCTTGCTGTCTACTTCTTGGGCAACAAACCCCATTCTCATACCAGAGTTTGATTTCCAGCTTCGGAATGTCGTATTTATTTTTGATCCATCAGGAATACCGTTGTCGTACCATTCTCGTCTATCCCAATAGAATGTTACTGGCCTTAAAGAATTAATAAAATCTAAACCAACTGTTTCTGGTAGGTCTGTGATTTGTGCTTTATCTCTTTCATCTGAAAGGGATGAAATAGTTGTTTGATTGCAACGGAGAGTAGCTACATCTGAACTTCCCAATGTAATTTCATTTGAGACAGTAGCGGAAGACGCTGATACATATTTTCCAATGAGAACATTGTTTGATCCTGTAGTTATCGACTGCCCTGCACTTTGACCAATTGAAGTATTATTACTCCCTGTGGTGACGGCCTTCAAAGCACTATGACCAACGCCAACATTTTGAGCGCCTGTGGTGTTTGCCAGCAGAGCCTGAAAACCAACAGCAACGTGATTGTATCCAGTTGTGTTTGCATAACCAGCTTGATAACCAAAAGCAGCACTGTTATTACTTGTATTAGCCTGTAACGCAAAAGAACCAGCTGCCGTATTGTAAGTTCCAGAATTGCTTAACAAGCATTCACGACCAATAGCCACATTATATGTTCCACCAACGCCAGAACCCAACGCACTGTTACCAACAGCAGTATTACTTGAACCAGCAGTAGTCATAGCTGCCAATGCTGAACTACCAATCGCTACATTACTGCCACTAGTTGTAGCATTTTTCAAAGCATTACGACCAATAGCCACATTATTAGTACCTGTAGTACCATTCATGGCGGCCTCACCACCAACAGCAGTATTACTGCCCCCTGTGGTATTAGCCCATAAAGCTTGATACCCCATTCCAACATTGTAAGTAGCAGAGGTATTAGTAAATAATGTCTTAAATCCAAACGCTGTATTGTAACTTGCCGTACTGTCTTTAAGAGAATTATGACCAACGGCTGTATTTCGCTGACCAGTAGTTACTAGATACTGTGCTTTTTCCCCTATTGCGACATTATATGAACCTGTAGTTATAGACGTTCCAGCGTTCTCCCCCAACCCCACATTGTAACTGCCAGAAGTAATACTGTTGCGGTGAAGAGGAAAACCACCAGCCGTACTACCATCATGCACCACAATCGTCTTCTTGTCGGTATCTACGGTCACTTCACGCACTGCACCAGTAAAAGATGAATGTTCGGAGGTTGTGCCACCCCTCAATTGTAATTGTTTAGCCATTTTAAGTCAGACCTCCAAAATCAATTTGTAAATTAGCACCGCTAATAGTGCCTGTATTTGTAATGTTGTTGTTTTGACAATCCAATGCAGCAGCTAGTTGAGGTGAACTATCGTTGGATAAATCGGTATCAATGTTATTAATTTGAGTCTGAATAGCAGAAGTCACGCCAGAAACGTAACCCATTTCTGTGGGGGTAACTCCACCTACATTATTGCCATTCATATCAAGGTTGCCACCAAGTTGCGGAGAACTGTCATCCACTACATCGGTGATCCCTGCTGTTGCTGAAGTAACGGCTACAAAAGTTGTACCATTGTGACATTTAAGAACATTTGTGGTGCTGTCGTACCAAAGATCGCCCTCTGAAGGAGAGGATGGAGCAGAACTCGCAATCTTATATTCTTCGGCATAACGATTTACGTCAGCGATTGAGCCTGCCACCGTATTTACATTAGCAATTGATCCACCAGTATTGTTGACGTTAGCAATTGATCCACCAGTGAGATTCACATTGGCAATATTAGTTGCTACTGTCTGAACGTTTGATGTACCAGAGGAACTTGTAACAGCCGATGTGATTGACCCTGCATCATCAATATGAGAAAATTGACCTGACAAGTCATTACCAACGAGGTTGACGTTTCCAATTCCAGAAGAAACATTTCCTATGTCCGTGGCATCTGCCGCTACCGCATTTATATTAGTTGCATTTCCAGCAACACTTGTTACATTACTAATATTATTAGCTACAGTTTCCATATCATCAGCAACACCTGTCGCACCTAAAACTGCCATATCAGCAACTATGTCTGCATCACCTAAAATCGCCATATCAGACACAGCATCAGCAGTACCTAGCGTATTCACACTGGCAATATTGGTTGCTACCGTCTGCACATTCGATGTTCCAGAGGAACTTGTGACTGCATCTGTAATTGATCCTCCATCATCAATGTGAGAAAATTGCCCTGATAAATCATCTCCTACAATATTTACATTCCCAATACCTGAAGAAACATTTCCGATGTCTGTAGCATCGTTGGCAACGGCAGTAACATCACTGGCTATTCCAGCAACACTTGTGACGTTAGAACTTATTCCAGCAACTGTATTCATGTTAGTTGCGTTTCCAGCAACGGTTGTGACATTACTACTAATCCCAGCAACGGTTGTTACATTAGCTTGAATCCCAGCCACCGTATTAATATTAGCGATTGATCCACTACAATTTGACATGGCTGTTACGTTTGCACTTGTGCCAAGCGTGTTCATATCTGAAACACAATCGGCTGTGCCTAAAGTATTCATATCAGATACAGCATCAGCAGTACCTAAACGCCCAACCTCTGTTGCCTTTCCAGCAACGGTGGTTATGTTTGCATTATTTCCAGCAACCGTATTTATATTCGTAGCGTTACCAGCCACCGATGTTACGTTCCCACTTATCCCAGCAACGCTTGTCACGTTACTACTAATCCCAGCAACGGTATTAATGTTAGTTGAGTTTGAATTTACGGTATTAATTGCTGTTTGATCTGAACTAGTAGGAGTGGTTCTCTGCCAAGCTGATCCAGAATAGACCATCATTACATCATTTGTCGTATTAAAATATAAAGCTCCTGTAATTAGTGAGTCTCCATCATTATTAACGCTTGGATTACTTGACTTCTGACCTAAATACCGATCATCAAAATTATCATAACTAGTAGCAGCATTAATTTCACTGGTAGAGGCAGCGGTAGCACTCGCAGCAGAAGCAGTTGCACTGGTAGCAGAAGCGGTAGCAGAGGCAGCAGCATTATCAGCATTGGTTGTACTTATGTCAATCTGTGCGTCTACATAAGATTTATTAGAAGCATCATTAGCATTAGTAGGAGTAATAAGGTCTGTGATCTTTTTAGACTGTGCATCCCAACTATCAGCTCCTGATACGTCTAATGCTAGATGATTGTCACGCTCATCTAGAGCTTCTTGAGACATATAGAAGGCTTGTTTAGAATCTAAGTCTAAATCTGACTCAGTAAGGTTAGACCCATCTACATAATCAACTAATCTGACAGTATCACTTGAAGCCCTTTGAATAATTACCTTATCTGTATTGACTACTGTAGGTGAACTAATAGTAATCTGTCCGTCATTTACCCAAGTAAAAGTAGCAGAAGCTCCGTTAACAGTAACAGTTACATGACTTCTACTTATAAAAGGAAAGGTTACAGCAAATGACTGTGTACTACCATCTGCTGTGTATACATCTTTTGCTCTAGCCATATTATTGTTCTCTTTGCATTAGGTTAAATTGATTAAATCCTGTAGGCATATCCTCAGAAACTCGTTTCCTTAACTCATTAATCTTAAATTCAAATGTACCATGAAGTAGTCTCTCATAAGCTATCAAGGTTTGTTTCTTGGCTCTTTCCTTATTACCACTTATAGCCAACTCAAGGATAAACCGTTGAGTACCTAGAGGTAACTGGGTGAAACTCTTAGAGACTACAAGTTTCTCCAGCTTCTTGTTCCACTCAGTCCATCTATCAACAAAGAATGCCTTTTCTTCATCAGTCATAGTCATACCATTTATCTTGTTAACTGTAGATGGTTGACCTTGAGTAGACTCTAACTCTGCTAATTTACGGATTAGAGGACTCTTAGAACCAGTTACAGGAGGGTTAGGATCAAATAGAGCCTTACCTATATCTCCCATCATCTGAAAAGGTGTCCTATCTATTTCTTCATTACCACCCGGAAACAATACAGGCTCACCTACTAAGTTTTTAGCTGCTACTTTTGTTCCATAACCGGGGGTTACATCCCTCAATGCTTCTTCAAAGATAATGCCTATCTCTTTAGCAAAGTCTCCCATACTTTCCATGTCAGTATGTTGGAGTTTCTCAAGTTTTTCTGGTTCAATACCTCTAGTTAGATTACGTCTAAAAGAAGAATAGAAGCTAGTTCTAGGATCAATAGCACCTACTAGACGTTTACCAAAGGGTCTTAACTTAGATAACCCCTTGTGATCGCCTGTCATAATGTCTATTAGTTCTGCAAACCCTTGAAGATAGTGTCTATCTGTTAGTAGTTTGACAGTACCCATGATTCCTGCTTCTAATACTTCTTTAGCCTTCTCAAAGATTTCATCTGAGGGGTCACCTTGTTGATACTGTTTATGTAGATTAACAGAAGCTTTCATCATAATAGCTAAGTTTGCATTAGCAGCCATGATTACACCAAGAGGATCGAATCTATCATACTTCTTCCAACCATCTTGTATACCACCATGATAGCTATACCAATGTGGGCCACCCATATCAGCTTCTAAGGTTTTCCTTAGGTTAGGATCAAGTGGAGGAGCACCAGTAAAATTACCAGACCAAGCTGCAGCGAACATACCTCCCCACATAATACGAGAAGTAGCAACTCTAGCTTCTGCCAGTTCCTTGGCTCCTTGCCCCATCTTACCTGCCAATTCATCCTGTAGTGTTCTATTCCACCTTCGTAGCCAAGGTGTTCGTTCCCATGCAAAATTGAGGAGGTTAGCCGGAGTCTGAAAGAAGGGTATAAATACCCTTACAATACCTGTAGGATCTTTCTCAAGTATACCTTTGAGTCTATTGCCTAATCCTTGGACTACCTTTTCCTTACCTGTAATAGGATCAACTTCTACATGGTCAGCAAGTTTATTGGTATAAGTATTCTTGGCTGCAAATTCTCTGGCAGCATCAGTAATATCTTCATGTTTAGCTATGTTATTCATAATGTCATCTATTCGTTCTCTGAGTAGATGTTTTTCTCCTGAGGATGCTCCAGCACTTCCCAACTCATTTACAGCTTTACGGTAAGCTAAAGCTTTAACTTCAGCTCTATAGTTGAAAGTTTTAAATACTTCATCGGCAGTAAGCAGAAGTTTACCGGGAAAATTAACTACAGAACCTACATAGTCTATAGCTTTACCTAAACTTCCTCCTTGTCTGAATGCTTCTTTACTGATAGCTCTATTCTCAGGTCTTATGAAGTCCTGTTTAACATTGTTATCCAGTGGAGTCTTCCATGCCTTATGGACAATACTAAAGAACTCAGGGATTTCCTGTAGATACCCCCACATGAGTTCTGTAGCTTCTTTAAACTGTATTTCACCACCAGATTTAGCCCCTGCATACATTCGGTCTATAACACTAGTAAACATAGCTGTCAGATTACCTAAGAAGTTAACCTCTGAGGTTTTAATGGAAGATAATAGACCATTAATATACAGTTCAAGTCCAGCATCTCTGGTTCTAGCTTTACCACTCAGCCTCATAGCCGACAGTCTAGCCTTGAGTTGCATTATATTAGCATTCTCTATGTCAACTATTTCTTCCCTTCTAGCTTGTTCTATAGCTAATTCCCTGATTTCTTCGTCAGTTAACCCTTTCTTCTCTATGAGACCTAATTCTTCCTTGAGTTTCTCCCTGTCAGCTATTAGTTTCTTCTCATGGTCACTTTTGATTATCTTGGCTTTTCTCTCAGGAGCGATACCTTCCTTGATTAGTTTAGCTTTCATCAAGGTAAGTTCTGTTATCTGTTTATTGAGAGTTTCTATGCGTTGTTTCTCGGCTTCTTTAGCTGACTTAGGTACACCTTTTCGCTTCTTGGCTCTTATTTGCTTTAATAAAGCTTTCTTTTCATCCTGAAGTTTCTTGATTCCTAACTCTTGGAACTCCAAGTCCTTCTTTAAGAGGTCTGCTACATCCTTTTCATTTTGTTCTCTGAGCTTCCTGATCTCTTTAGAGAGTCTCTCAAACTTCTTTCTGAGTCTCTTTTGCTCTGAGAGTACCAAGTCTTTCTTTTTCTTCTTGTCTATTTTGATCTTACGTTTCTGACCCCCCGTAAATCTACCCTCTATCTCCATCTCATCCTGTTTCTTCAGCTTCTTGAATCTACCAGCTTTAGTCTTTCGGACTTCAAAGGGTTCTTTAAGTATGTTTTCTCTGGCAAAGAACTTGACTTCTTCCAGATTACTCATTCGGTTAACTGTCTGCTTATGTGCTCTTAGTAAGTCTGAGGAGGCTTTACTTAGCTCACCACCAGCTACTAGCATATCATAGCCCAACCCTGAGTTTTTCTGGAACTCATCCCAATGAACTTCATCACCAGTTTTAACAAAGAGATCCAAAGATTCGTCAGCTTTCTTCATAAATCCTGTAGCTAATGCTCTTGCAGCTCCTACAAATCTTATGGCTTCCCTGACGTTACCCTTGTGTTTCTGTATGATCTTTACGGCAGATCTTTTGTCTAAGTTGTATATCTCCTGTAACCCTGACATGGTATCAAAGTCACCATCCTTGATAGTCTTCTTAGTGAGCTTTGCTATATCCATTTCTCTTGAGAGAAACTGTAAGAGATTGGGGATATCACCCTCATCCTCGATCTTCAGTAAGTTCATAGACTCAATGATACTCATATCAGAGTCCTGTACGGCCTCACCTTTAGCCCATCTTTCAATAATGTCGTATACTTGTTGTTGTCTCTCTGGAGTTTCTCTTTCAAATGGAGTGAGGTAATCTCTCTCTAATTTATCAGCTTCGTCCAGTATGGCTGCTTGTCTTGATGGGAGTTGATCTTGGAGTTTCTTAATGTACTCAGGATCAGTAGTCTTCATCTTTTGTAGTGTATCTAACTGATGACCCACTACAGGTCTTACAGCATCAAATAAACTCTTACTTCCCTCTTTGGAAGCTGTAATAACATTTCCTTTACGAGTAGCATTAGGAAATATTTCCTGTACTTCTTCTAGGTAAGTATTAGCTTTCCTATTATTCTGCCATCCTTTTGGTGTTTCTTTACCTAAAGCAGACTTATCTCCCTCATGGATAAGGATATATACCTTACCGTCCTCTTTAAGAGCATTCTCAGCTTGTCTTAGAATCCTTGTTCTTACCTCAGGCTCCTTTATAACATTTAAAGTATTACTGATAGTTACTGTATCAGACTGTCCATCACCAGCAGATCTTATAGCAGCCTTGTTCTGACTTCTGGTTCTATTAAAGGGATCATAAATATGATTGGTAACACCCTTTCTAGCTAGAGATTCTGTAGTTTTAGGGTGTTTACCTCCTCCTATATCTAGGTTAACTGTATCTTTTTCCCACTTGATACCCTTAGAGTTAACTAAAGCTGTAGGTTTACTTTGGTTAATGGAAGTCTTCTCTGAGGTATACTGTTGTTTAGGAGCATCATCTACATCCCATAGAGGATTTTCTGTAGGTGCTACTCCATAGTCATCATCTGCATAGATATTACCTTCATCCATGTCATCCAGTTTAACCTTATCATCTGGAATGACCTCTCCATTCTTACCTCTGAATCCCCTGATAGCTCCACCAGCAGCTCTAAATACTTGGTCAACTATAGCTCCAGCAATAAGACCTGAAGTAGCATTTTTAGTTCTTGCAGTTAACCTAGAGTCACTATCGTCTTGAGCTAACCACTCTTTAAGAGCTGCTCCAGCCATACTGTCCTTGGCTATTGCACCTGAAGTTAACAGGAAGTTAGCTACATTAGGATCTTTAGGATCAAATGAAGCAAAATCAGAGATAGCTCCAGCTCCCATAGCTGAAACCATTTGTCCAGCTTTAGTGAGTTGTTCTGTTTTACCAAAGAAAGTAGAAGCTCTAAGAGCTGCAGAGATAGCCATATTACTTGGGATAAACAATGGGAGGAACTGCCCGATACCTTGAACAAGACTCTCGGCAGTAGTTGTAGGATCAGGCAGATGAAAAGCATTATCCTCAACTACTCCTGCAAATTCCAATGTTTCTTCAACACCTTTGGCAGCACCTATACCAAGTTGTTTACCCATGTTCATAACAGTACCAAAGAAACCACTATCATCATTATTGGCAATCTTGCTGATCTCTTGGTCAGCTATAGGAGCAAATTGGTTATCATGTGCTATATCCTGTAGATCATTTATGTGAGCTGAAGAACCCTCATACTCATCTCTACGTTTCCTTAGATTAGCCCAATTGGAGACTGCACTAGAATCATGCTCTATATAGTCATCTGCAAATATATCTTCTTGTGTTGGCTCAGTTCTTTTAACCATTTAAACCTCTAGCCCTTTTATTAGTTTTATAGCTTCTTTATAGGTAGTTCCGCTAGGAAGCTGTTTCTTAGATAACTCAAAGGCCTCTTTAAGAATTTTAGGATCACTTAGGTAGTAGTCAGCAACCTCTGGTTTATTTTCATGTTTAATCATAGTCCTTACTATGTCCATCAAGTCATCCTCAGTTACCTTTTCTTTACCTCCAACATTTTTCTTAACGTGTTCATAGTAAGCCTTGGTATCATTATTGTCTTCTGGAGGTGCATACTTGGTAATCATCTTTAACAAGTTACCATCAAGACTTTTAATCTTTGTGCGTATATCCATGAACATAGCCCTCAAGCCCATCTGAGGAGTATCAAAGACTACAAAAGGTTTCCTCCCTTGTTTTACTCTATCTTTTGCATAGAGTTCACCAGTCTCACCACCAAACCCCTGACCTTCTTCTACATTACCGGGATTATCCTTGATATCTTTGCCTGTATTCATGCTAACAAGAGTAAGTTTACCTAACTCATTGAACAACTGATGACGAAATCCTATTCTATCTACGTTATCTTTTAGTTGTTGCTGTCTATTCTTCCACCTTTGGTAATCCACATTCTTATCCAGTTCTGCTTGAGGTACTTTTTCTTGATACTTTGGAACTGTAATAGGTGTACTTGAAGGATTTAATAGTCTCTTTAGGTATTCTTCTTCATCCTCACTTTTCTTTTTATCATAGGTGTAGTTCTTACCCGATTTATATGTTCCTGTTTGTTGTTCTCCTACGAGTTTATCAAACCAACTGGAATCTTTTTTATCCTTTGGTTTAGGATCCTGAGTTTCATTTGTAGTTCCAGCTTCCAGTTTATCTCTCATACCTTCCTGAGTAGGACTGAAGGTTCCCGGCATTAGATATCCAAGTATTCCATCAAACATACCATCTTTTTTCAGTTGATTAACTTTCTCTACTACCTTCTGGTTGTCCTGTTTGTTAACCTTGGCTTGATCTACTATTCTCTTTTTTATTGCTTCATTAACTTCTTTATTCTTTTGTTTTACTTGTTCCATCCAAGGGAGTTTTTTATCAGTACCCCCAAATTGAAACCCTAGTTTAGAAGCAGTTTTATTCTGAGCTTTATTTTCAATGGATATTCTTAGTTGTTCATCTTCTTGTGCTGTTAACTCAGATATCTTTCTAGCTGCTTGTAATAGCTGATGTCCTTGTTCCTTGAAGACTTGCATGAACTCATCGGTTCTAACAGGGGAATCTGTAGCTGCATCTCTAGTTCCCCATTCAGTAGCTAGTTTATCCATGTCATTGAGCATTACCTGTAGCCCATTCATCATGGTAGAAAACTCACCACCATCTAAACCGCTGTCAGCTATGAGTTTCAACATCTCAGCATTCCCCAGCTTTCTCTTATCCATGACCTCAAGAATAGCTGAGAGATTCTTATTGTTACTGAGAGCCATTTTAATAGAGGAAACCATCTGGGAACGCATAGTAGATGTACTTTCCTTATAGCTCTTGATTAAACTCTTTCTTTGCTCACCTTCTTCTGTTAGTAGAGTTCCGACCTCTGACCATAAGTCAGTATTAATCTGTTTAGCTAGAAGAAGACTATTAAGCTGATGTTTAGTTGTGATCTCATTCTTGATAACCAAGTCTACTACTTCTTGGTATTGCTTGGAAAACCTACCATATCTCTCAGCACTATTGAAGTATGACTCAAAGGATTTCATCTCTGACTCAAGTTTCTTCTTGTCATCAAAAGCTCCACTATTAGTCAGGAACTCCCTAACCATTGTGGCAGCTTCCATAGTTGCCCCATTCTCCATGAATATCTGGTAAGCCGCATCTCTTGAGTCTTCTACCAATTTATCATAAGAAGCCTTGTCTTCTGTAGATAGTTTAGTGAATAAAGCCTTGGAGTCTGATAGATATTCTGAGTGCATCTTTCTGAAAGCATCAGCATCATCACCAGTACCTATGAGTAAGGCAGAATAAGTAAACCCTTTAGAGTATTCTTCTCCTAGAATATCATGGATAATATCAGGTCTCAATAGAATATCTTCATCTTGCATTAAAGTCTGCATAGCTAAGAGCCGTGCTTCTTTATTAGTAATCCACGGCAGAGTCTTTTTAACATCTAGACCCATAGCATTAATCCATCTTTTATTAAATATGTCAGCTAGTTCCGTTGCACCTGTTATCTCAGCAAAATTCTTAGCATCTGTTATGACATTCTTTATCCCTTGAATAGTTTCTACAGTCATATCTTTCTTTTCTATCTCATAGATGATCTTTTCTTGAGCTGCTTGTAACTCATTCATCTCAAGATTAAATGACTGTAGTAAGGCAGGATTTCTAATAGAATTCATTCCCTCAGCTTTGAAGGAAGCAAACTTGTTCTTTAAAACATCTGATTTTTCTCTAGAAGTGGCATCACTCTTAATAACTCCTAAGTAATCATCACCCTCAGTCCATAGCTTGACACTAGCTAATACCTCAGCTTTAGTATTTATATCAACAACATTGTGATAAGCTGATTGAGCTACTGGTAGTAGTCCTCCCGGCATTACTTCTTCTCTAGCTGCAGCTTCCTCAGCTATAAGGGTGTCCTCTTGTATTCGTCTTTTTTTAGCAAAATCAGCTAAACTTCCCATAGCTTGAGAAAGGGCAGTTACACCGGCTTGTAACCCAGTATCATTAGTAGGAGTTTGTTGAACTGAAACATCAGAAATAGGAGCTGTGATTTTTGTTTCAACAGGATCAAGCCTGAATTGGTCTTGCTGTGACATATATGCTCCAATAAATCTTTATGTTGTAGTAATTGTAGTTTGTGTGGCTTTACCTGAGGTACTCAAAGTACCGACCTTAGCATCAATATTGTTCTGTATACCAGAACCCAACACTTTAAGGATAGCTCCAGTTTTACTTGGACTAATTTGTAAGTTGGAAAAAGCTATATTATTCTTACTAGTCGTACTTAGAGTTACATTCTTCCTTCGTTGGTCAAAGCTTGCCATTCTTATCTGTCTATTTAAGTCTTTCCGAGCTAAAGCTAAGTAAGCCCTACGTCTTATATTATCTATTACTGCATCAGAACTCTGACCAACTCTGCCTCTATCTCCACCCATACTTGCATTTATAGCCCTTTGTTTTGCTACTTCTTCCATAGACATTCGCCTAATATCAGCTTTATCAAAGGCTAATCGTTTTAAATCTAATGCTTGTTCTTGATTGATGTGTAAAAATGAATTGTAGGCTAATTGATTGTTTATGGCTACTTGTTTTTGAGCATCATAGAACCTTGTATCAGCAGCAAAAGTATCCCTTTTATACTGAACATCAGCCCCAAACGTCTCTGCTAAAAACCTACCAGTATATAATGTTTGAAATATTGGCATTAAGTACCTACCCTACAGAATTCATAAAATTTAACATTGTTAATTATGGTCTCTCCAATGATTTTAAAACCACACCACCTAATCCATTTAACATGAAGTGTATTTCTACTATCAATTATATTGCAGAGATAAGGATGTTTTTCATTTAGCTTAATTACTTCCTGTCGGCACTCTTTTAAAAAGGCTTGCTTAATTTTAGGTAAACCATTACTTCCTAACATCCATACTGAACCTGCATATTTATCTAATGGAACTACTCCAAACATAGCTACAGGATGACCCATGCTATTAATAATAGTCCTACAAGTAGAGCTATTAAGATAAGCAAACACTAAGGCTTTCTCAGGGGAGCTTCCTAAGGTTTCTACTTCACGTTGATCCGCTTCTCTGAGTCTAGGATATAATTCTACAACATCTTCAAGTTTACTTTTTCTATGGTAAGGTTTAATATAATCTTTGAATTTTACTAAAGACATTTTATCTCCTACTTACCGTCCTAACTACATAGTTACCTTCCCAATCTGCTCCTGTAAATGCACAGGGGAGATAGGAGTCAGATACAAGCTCAATCTTTAATCCTTTTGCATCAGCTAAAATCAGCTTCTTAAAATTACCAGTTTCAAATGGTACAGTTCCAACCTTATTTAATGTAGACCCAAGAATTCTACCGGTAAAAGTGTGGTTAAACGGATCTCTACCGGGAGCTGTAATTCTCATATCAAAGAATCCTGCCTTAAAATAATCTATATTGAACTTCCTAATCTTTAGAATACCACCAGAAAGAGAGCTTAATCTACCTGCTACTTCTGTTTTAATCGTAGGCTCAGTAAACTCATAGAGGAACTGATATTCTTTACCTACCCATACTGGATAAGCAGAGAAATCTCCTGTAGCTATAAGAGTTGTAGGAGAAGTCTGTGAAACTCCTTGTACTTGACCACCTGCTTTACCTTCCCACTGAGCACCATAGATCAATCTAAAGGTAGAATCAAAGTCATCAGGATAAGCTAATGTCCAAGTAGTTTTATCCGTACCTGCATTATAGACCCCTGTGATAGAATCAAGTCTATCTAAGTGTGGCTTAAATGAGAGTTGAGTATTAGACTCAGTAAGTCCTACAAGGTTGACATCTTGTAGAGTCATCTTGTCAATGTAAGTTCCATCAGGTCTAACAATAACAAAGTAAGCAATATAGTCTATAACGTGCAAGCCTATGACTTGTTCTTCTGGTTTAAATTTCCATTTAGACCAAGAGCTGAGCTTCTTCTCACCATTCTGAAAGAGATACTTATACACAAAGATTTCATTCATACTCTCATCTGAGAGAATAAATAGAGTCTCATCATGTGGGATGATCTTAAAACCCCTACCATTAATATAGCTTGGAACATGAGAAGTTATGTTTTCAGCAGTTTCTTCTTGTAAATCTTCAATTACCCCAAATTCTCTAACAGTAGAGAACCCATCATTTTCATCAGAAAAGTAAACCTTCCTACCATTGACTATAGGTTTAACAGTCTTATCATGTTCGTAAGACGTTAGCTTTGAAAGTTTAGCATTTGTAGGTGTGAGTCCACCAGCTGCAAATTCTGATAACTTAAACTGGCTAAAGTCGCTAAAGATAAGGAGGTCTTCATTATGTGGTATAGCATGATGTAATATACTTATTTCATTAGAGGGTGAAGCTAGATCAATAACTGCCGTATCTAATACTGTGGTGGCAGTTGTAGCATAAAAATTATAGTGTTCTCCCAGCTCAGACAATATAATATTTTCATTGGCTAAGAATCCTAATCTATTCTTGTGGAAGAACATATCATTTATTTTCTGCCCTATAAAACTAGGATCAGGAGCTGTAGTAGCATCTCCGGCTACTCTATTTACCCAAGTAACTTGACTTAAAGTAAAGGTATTGGGGGCTGTCCTGATTAAAGTCAAGGGCATAGTAGCAGGATCAATAGTATTAGCTAATCCCGGTTCTACTGTTTCTGTCCATTCTCCTACATCAGCATCAGAGGAGTTTGTATGTTTAATCCAGTAATCATCTGAACCACTGTTAGGCTCTCCTGTAATACGAATAGTAAAGCCATCTTTAGTTCTAGCCGGTAGTTCTGTGAAATCGACTACAGTATCTTTAATTGCTATTAGGTTAGACTCAGGTGCGTTACAGTGTAACGTAAAGTCAGCTCCATTCTGCCTTGTAATATGAACATTACTACTACCAAACTTAGTGATAGTAAAGGTAGAACCTATAGCAGTAGTAAGATCACTAACTATATCATCAATCTGTGTAGTAGCATCACTACTGGAAGTTACTGTAGATACAAGAGAACCATCTACATAGACGGTCATAGTAGATGCACTAGTAGCTTGCTTTAGAAATATAATTCCTTCTGGATTTCTAGTAGTTCCTAGTGTTGAACTCTTAGCCGTAGTCTTAGTTTTATTAACAATAAATGTGGTATCAGCTATAGACAATAGATGTAAGTTATCTCTAGCATTAGCTAAGGTCAAGTACGTTTTATTATCACCAGTGAAACCTGAGACTGTCTGTGCAGTTCCCTCTAAATCTGTAACTGTTAAATTAGCTTGAGTAAAATCGGTAGAGAACGCTGAGTCAAATTGATCAGAGGTTACTTTAACTATGTATCTTTCAGTTTCATCTCTGTTAATATAGTGAATATATGAGTCAGTATCAGTGTGTGTATTAATTTTCTTAACGTGCTCTAAGGGTGGTCTTTTCTTTAGACCCTCAGCCGGAGTAGATAGTCCATTTTCTTGAGCTTCTGCTTGGGAAGCTAATCTTAAACTAGGAGGTTGTTGTGAAACTCCATTGATTAAGTTGCTTATTTGCTCGTTGATAAGGGGCATTTACCATAATTTCCTATAGGTCTTAGTCATATTCACCATGTCTAATGTTCCAAATCCTACGTTAAATCCTGCTCGTTCTGCTTCATCATCTAGTAGATCAGCATAAGCTTCCGATTCTTCTAGTCTGTTAACTGATTCTGCTGATACTTGACCCACTACTTCTTCTTGGAATACTCTTGCAGCTTTAGCTGTAACATACTGTCGGAGGGTCTGTGGAGTATTCTGGAATTCTAATAAGGTTATGGTTACAGCATTATCTAAATTAGATGTCCAAGTAAACCTATTGTTATCCAAGTCATACAAGTACATAACTCCATCTATACCTCTAATGGTAGTTAACTTATTTTCTACATGAATAGATAATACATTTGATCCAATAGGTATTCTATCATCTGCATCTCGACTTAAACTAACATCCCACTCAGTATTAAAGTGCCAACCTTTTTGCTGAACTTCACGATTAATGTTTGATAGTAAGTTCTTTGCTTGAGTTACTTCTACAGTAGTAGCCGTTTCTAAACTAGATACTGCAGATTCACCTATAGCTGCTAACATCATATTAACTGCTTCTAATTCTGTTATGGGAGTAGTAGATATAAAAGACATTTAAGTCACCAAACTCATGCCCATTAACTGAGCATTTCTTAAGGTTAAATTATCGGTACTATCTATGTTAGCTACAAAGATTGAAATATAATCATTTGTTGCCATAGAAGCATAACCCATTGTAGTTATATTAACTGAATTAACTGTGGTTGCCGGAGAGAAACCTACCATCTTTGTTCCTGTGATAAGTGTTCCGTTCTTATGCAACGCTATTGCAAACTCTTTGTTAACTGCTGATGTATCTATTTCTAATGAAGCAGAGGCCATGAACATACAGTTTACTGTAGGTGTTCCTGTGTACCTAAGTCTTGCATTAGTATTCATATCAAACTCATTAGCAGTTGGAGCTGTACTAAGAGTATAAGTACCTGCACCTTCTAAATAAGTCCCGGCAGAAGCTATACTTGTAGAGGAAGGTGTTGATATATAAATACTACCTTGTTTAGCCTGAGTAGTTTCAACAAAATCACGCAAGTCTTGGGGTGTTATAGACCCTGCTGCTTGACCATTCTGAAATAAGTTAGTTGTTAAATCAGCAACTGTGCGTGATGTATCAACCATTGTTGTCTCCTAAATTAAAAAAAGGGGGAGCCTAGAATAATAGTTGCAACAACCTCTCGGTTTAACATATTAATTCCAGACTCCCCAAGTATTATGAGGTTTTAAGCTCAACACAACCTTCAGGTCTAATAAATCCGTGACCCATAGCATACTTCGCTACGATCCACCAACCTTGAAGCTTGATGTCATACTCGGTCTCAACTGCCAAGTTAATTAATTTAACTGTAGCAACGGAAGACTTGTGCATAACAAGTCCAACAGTAGTAGAGAAGTTACCTTCATGTGTGGTAACAGTTCCACCAGTGATGTTGGTAGTAGGCAAGTTGTTGGTCTTAACAATGTTAATACCTGCAACTTTCAAGACAGTACCTTCTGAGTACGTTCCTGATCCACCCCAATCCCGGTTGATGACGTTAGTAGTTTCGGCCATCAGATAATACTGAGCCGGTTTAACAAACATATACCTATCATTCTCAGGTACATTGTTTTCGTCTAACTTCTGAGCTGCATCAAACATACCTGCAGCTAGGGTAGAACCAGTAGTACCATACCCTGCAGCCGTTAATACTGATCCACCATTACCACCAGAAACTAGTGTAGAAGATCTAGCACCAAGAACACCCTGCTGTAGAATATTCTTATCCCATTGAGTACCAAGAGCGATACCTGCCTCTTTAGCATAAATGGATCGTACATCATAATGATTCATAGCTTCATCAAGATTATTGACAAAGTGATCCGCAATTAACAAGCCGTCAATCGAGATGACCTTCTCGTTCTTGTTGATAGCTGTACCATCAAGCTTGTTAGCTGCTGTACCAGTGTTACCACTAGCATTGATGTACGCATATTCGGTACTAGCAGTCTTCCAAACTAGAGGAAACTGAGCACTAATACCTGAGTTAATAGATCGGACAACGTGCTTGTCCATTGTTACACTCGCTTGCTCAAACGCTGTCAGGACTTCACCTGCATATACTTTTAGAAATAACGCAGTTGATGATCCTGTGGAGTTCGCTTGACCAGATCGAGTCATTGTTACTGCCGGTGCAGTTGTAGCTGTTACACCCATAGTAAACTCCTTTCATCTTTAAGTTAGTTGCGTTTCGCTAAAAGATTGTCTTCCTCAGAAGGTCTTTAAGTTACTTGTTCGCTGTGAAGTTAGATAGTACCAGTAGCAAATATCTCTGATCTATCTAGTTTATCTAGCACATCCTGACGATATGCCATGTCGCTTTCATATCTTGGGTCTCTCATAGCTTGGACTACTTCGGCATTACTTCTAAATACATTACCAGAAGTATCACCAGTAGGAGACTCGCCTCCATAAGTAGTTCCTTCTATACCAGTTGCTCCTTGATAGTCTGCCATAAGTCCTTTAGCTGCCAACATAGCAGAGTTAACATCTCCGCTATTAACAGCAGCATCATACGCTTCTATTTGTTGTTCAGTGTAGTTCGTCTTAGCCCACTCCACCATTGAAGAATATTCTTGTTCACCACCTACAGAAGTTTTTACTTGATTGCCTATTTGTTCACCTAAAGCTTTTACTCCTGCTATATATGTATCAGCATATTCTCTGCTTATACCTGCCTCAGCTAAGGTTTTATAACTTGCATCAGTTAAACCACCAGTTTCAGCGTATTCTTTAGTAAGAGCTTCCATGTCAAATGGAGCATCTGATTTTTCTGGAATACTTAAGTCTTGTGACCTCTCAAAGTCAGGTTGAGTTTCTTCGGGTGCATGAAATTTTCTTTCGAGTTCTTCATAGCTCTTTTTAAGCTTTTCATAATCTCCACCAAACTTATCGTCTGGTTGTTCTGTAGGTTGAACTCCATCTATTCCATGTTCTACTTCTTCAACCTTACTCAACATCTCCTGATTGTGAGCTTCCTCTGCTGACATATCAGGATTATCACTACTTACTGTTATTTGCTCTGCCATAACCTTCCCCATACGTTTCTAAAATTGCACCGCTACTGAGCTTGATCTTTGTGTAGGTTGATGGCATCCCACCAGATGACCCTACTTGTGCAGCTTTTTGTTCAAGAATCTTATCACGCTCTTTTACTACTTCCTTTAGTTCAGCCTTAGAAACTACGTTTCGTTCAGGCTTCTTGTCTTTGGTTGCCATTCATTTGCTCCCTCATCATTTCGCCCCCTTGAGACACTACATTAGGAGTAGCAGCCTTCGCCATCTCTGCTTGCATCTGTGCTTGTTGGGCTTGTTGTTGTTCTTGTTGTACTTGTTCTTGCGGTTTAATTAACCCCTTCATGTCGATACCAAATCCAGTACCTAACCTTTTCATAGCATCACTAACATTTGTATAAGTAATTACAGCTTCCGGGCCTAGTATCTGAGCTGCAGTCTGTAGGAATGTAGCTAGTTTATTAGCATCATTACCCCTACCCAATGCTTCAAACCCTGTAATAATTATAGGCTCTACTGTATCTTTAGGTAATTGTGGTAGCTTCTTACCTCGCTCTAATACTGCTATTATTCTTCTAATCAGAGGCAACTGAAGTTCATGTGAGAGAAGACTATAGATACCACCTAAGGATGTCTCTAGTTCATTAGCGAGGAAACGTATCTCCTCTGCCGTCACTCTTTCTGCATCTCTCTGTACGCTTTGATTTAACAGGAAGGCAGCAGCTAGTCTTCTCTCAATTTGTTCTAAGGTTTCTCTAGCTACTCGGAAGTCATTAAACTTCTCCATCTGTAATACACTTACATCTTCTGCTGAACCTTGTCTTACCGCTAGGTTAGGAGCTTGCGATATTGTTTTTAGTTTGGTAGTTCCATTAGGTCTGACTAGAAAGATAGCTCTAGCTGCAGCTGATGAACCCTCAAGGATAGCTTTGCTTAATCCTTCAAGTGCTCTTAAGTCACCTAAGTATTCTTCTACAAATCCTCTACCATAATCCTCACCATCAATAGAAGAAAACCTCAAGGCTAACCACGGATTCTTGTCTAGAGGAAATATAGAATTAGTACCCGGAATCTTCATGTTGTTTACTTCTTGATGAACATGAATTTTGTTATCTTTACGCCTAACTATTGTATATAAGTTGAGTTCTTTTTCATCAGCCTTATCACCATCACCAGATTCTTTCGGAGGCATCTTCTTAAAGATGTCCATGTATAACTGACGGCTCATCATCTCATGGACAATGATTTCCAACATATGTCCTTGTGGGTCTCTCCTACAAACAAACTGATCTAGATGAAAGACTCTTATCTTATTATCTTTTTCTACATGGAGACATACATTACCTGTAATAATTAAATGACGTAGAGCCTCATTGAGAGGTACACGCATAGCTCTACTCTCCACCTCATCCATGACTGCACGTTCCATAGCATTGAGACCTTCTTCTACTGGTGCTCTCTGAGCTTGTAGTTCTGCTAACGTGAAGTCATCTATTTGGAACTTAAAGAATGGGGAATTAGGTGGAAACAAAGTCAACAATAATTTTGCTGACAAATTATTTACCCCTCTAGCACCAATGCCTTGAAAGGGTGTAGGTAAATCATGGTCTTGTGTTTTATTTCTTGGGAGAATAAAAGGTATAGTTAGCTCTGCTGCATCATAGGCACGTTCTAAGAAGTTCTGTCTCCTACGAGTTAAGTCTCCATATCGTTTACTTATATCTGTCATGCTAACTGTAATCCTGTAGTTTGAAATGCTTGAGTATTTAACGCTGACATTTGTGGTTTATTTCTAGCTCGTTTAACTCGCTGTATCTCAGAGGCCAATAGTGCAGAGGCTTGTGTTCCTCCTGATCCAGTAACTTTATTCTGTGCAGTCGCAGCTTGTAGTGGTTGTTGATTA